GTTTTCCTTTTGAGTTTTTATCATTTCTATGAACTTTCTCAAATTCAGTTAATAAGTATTCTATTATTTCTCTTTGTTCTCTTGTAGGCTCATACTCTTGGTCATTTACATATCTAAATATCTTATTTATTGCTTCGTATGTTGCTATGTCTTTATACTCTATTAGATGCAAATACTGATGTGCTACTGGCATTAGGGGAGTAAAGCAATATTACATTGCTCAAGTCTACCACCATCTTCCTTTTTTAAAATGTGATGTGCAGTTAAATCTTTTCTTACAAGTCGATAGTTCATCCAATCCATATTACTTAATGGTTGATAAATTTTTAACATATCTCTTGTTATTTGCTTCCTTTTTTCACCACCAAAAAAGAATCCTTTTTATGGGACTCCTGTTTTATTTAGCCTATGTCCTCTTTTTATGGGGGGACTCCTTTTTATACATAAATTATTTGGATGTGTGTATATATATAGTATAGAGTTACTTAACATCCACAATTTGAAGCATACCACTATACTGGGGGGGGAGGTGTATACCTCTTATGGTTGACAGTCTCAGCCCTTGCCCCGCTCCTTGCTGTTGTTTACCTTGCTCCTCTAACCTTATTATATAATACGTGAGAAATCAAACATACGTTTGTAATTTACCTTGCTGTTATTCAATTTTGATATTTATGTTGATACTATTGTTACTTGTAGACTGATTGTTTTCTAATCGGTTTTTATCATATAGAACGCCTATTGTTGTTACTAAGTCCTTAGCGTTGACCTCTTCGCTTTCTATTTTATCATTTAGTTTATCAATCGCCTTATCAATCAATATACTCGTTTTTTTGGTAAAATTGTTTCTAGTTTGAGATATATATTCATTTAATTGTTTTTGGTTTTTCTTATCTCTTATTATGTTATATATTGTTTGTTTAGATACATTGTATCTATTACATAAGTCTTCTATATTTTCTTTTTTTCTATTTAGATAATATTCTAGTGTTATTATGTTTTTATCTTCTTGTGATAGTTTGTAATTATGTTTTTCTTTAGTTGCTTTTATTATCTCTTGTTTAGTCTTTATTATATCCATTGTTTAACCCTCTTTTTTAGTTGTTTTTCTCTTGTTTGTATATCTCTATAGTAACATTATACCATTAAAAAAGCGGTAATAGTCGGCAATTATGAAATTTTTTTATAACTTTTTTTCTTTATATATCAACGATTTCAAAAGAATTTGAAAATTTTTTCAAAAAAAGTATTGACAATTTAAATTGGTTATGTGATAATGGACTTACAACGAAAGAGGAACACGCAAAAGAGAGGAGTGATAAACGACAATTTACAAGCATCTAGGACAAGTCCTCAATTGCTAGGCGACTAAATAAGCATTGATGCGATATTAAGGCGTAATTGCAACCTACCGATTGAGATAAACGCTGGAGAACATAGACCGAACGTGTCTAGGTGGAAACCCTAAATATAGCACGTTAAAATTGACCGATAGCAAGGCAAAATCAACGGCAAAAAACTATTATTTTATAGTAGTTTATAGAGTAGAAAAAATAAGGAGTTGATTATATGACTATAAAAGAATTAGAAAATAAGAAAACAAAAAAACATTTAAACTTTAAAGAGTTTTACAAATATTTTAAAAAATACAATTACAATTTAAGTATGAAAAATGCTATTAATATGTATAAAACATATATAACAATAAAATAATAAAAAACTTCTACTCTATAAAGTGCTATAAAATAGCACGGAAAAGAGGAAAAAAATATGAAAAAACAAAAAAATATTATTAAAATGGGAGAAGAATTTCAAGAAAACAAGAAAATGCAACAAGAATTTTACAATGAATTTAAAACTTTACGTGAATGTTATGGAAAATGGAGCGATGCAAAAGAAAATGTATACAATTATTACAAAAATTTATTAAATAATAATTGTGATAGTGTAGAAAAATATGGTATTAGGAGTTTTAATTGTAACGTAATAGTATTACACGCAATAGTTGAAAAAGAAGGAAAAAAATTATATTTAGTAATTACACCAAGTCATAATTGGTATAATGAAATATAGGAGGAGAAAAAATGCACGTATTTATAAATGGAGTTAGTGTTATAGGTATAGAAAACGGAGAATATTTAATAACTGATAGAGAGTGGGAGTGCTATAAAAAAGTAACTAGAAAAGAGTTTATAGAAGAATTAAAAAATTTATCTTGGGTATGCTTAACATCATGGAGCAAAGAGTTAAGAGAGCAATATTTAAAATTAGTAGATTATTGTAAAAAATTAGAAAATTAGGAGGAGAAAAAATGAAAAGACAATTACATGAAATATGGAAAGAAAAAGAAGGGACAAAAACAATTTGGAAAGTTCAAGCACCAAAAGGAATATTAACTTTTAAATCTTATAAATTAGCACATATGTGGATTGAAAAAATAGAGGCAACATACGGAAAGCCTAAAAAGGAGGATTAAAAAATGGAAAAAGATATTATTGAATTATATACAAAAAAATTAGAAGAAGAAAAAGAAAAAAATGAGTTTTTACAAAAATTATTAAAAAAGAAAAAAGAAATAAATGAGACAATACCAAAAGATGCTAAAGAGTATAATTTTCTAAAAAATGAATTAGAGAATGTAAATTTTGAAATAAATAATATAATTTTTAGTAAAATGTTTGAGAAGGAGTGTTAAAAATGAGATATTTTAGTAAAGGACAAAAAAGAATTTTAAAAGATTATGCAAAAGACAATTATTTTAATAGTGACTTATTAATTAATAAATTTAATAATAAAGCAATATTATTGATGCAATTAGAAAAAATAAATGATTATGAGGCTTTAAATTGGGATTTAAATAGATTAATTGACGATTTATTGTTTACTGATACAATAGAAGAAAAATTAACATTGATAGATAATTTTAAATAATTTATATTGACAATTTAAATTGATTATGATATATTTGTATTACCACGGAAAAAGAAGGAGAGTGATTATTGTGGGAAATAAATTAGAAACAATTTTTTGGAAAGAAGATTACAAAAACAAATTAGAAGATATGATTATGAAAGAAGAAAAAACTATTGAATATTTAAACAATATTATTAGTTATTTTCAAGAAAACAAAATAGAAAAATATAAAAAGTTTGATAAAAGAGATTTAAATAAGATTATAAAATATTTAGAGGAAAAAATGACAATATACTATAAAGATTGTAGTAATAATTTCTCTATACATTGCACTGAAAACGTATGCGGAAAAACATTATATATCTATATAAACAACGAACAACAATATAATTGTGATATAGATATTTATACTAAACATTTAATGGGAGATATTGAATTTTGTAATGTAATAGAACAAGCAAAAAATAGACTAGATTATGTAAAAGCAAGATATGAAGAAAACAAAAATATATTAGAAAATTTTGATACATATTTAAAACAATTCAATGATAAAGTTAGAGAATTTAAAGATTTTATTGATGCTACACATTTAAATAATATTATAGATATTTATATCTATGCTGGAAAGGAGAGCGATTAAAATGAGATTAAAAAAAACACCATACAACATATTATTAGTAATTACATTTTTGATAATTACATTTATAAGTTGTATAAATGATATAAACAATTTAAAGGGTTATATAATATATGGACTTTTAATAGTAATTTTACTATTAAACACAATGATTTTAATAAAATATGGAAGGAATGATTAAAAATGGAATTAAGTAAATTAGATTTAATATTAATGAATATCGATACAACAGCAAGTTTTAAAAGTTTTGGTAGTAAAACTGAATTAACTGGAGAAAAGTGCGATTTATTGAATAAGCATATTAAAAAATTAGAAAAAACAAAAAATGATATTAAAGAATATCTAGTAAATATGTCAGTAATTGCTGATACAAACACTGAAAGACAAATAATAGTAGATATATTAAAGATATTAAAAGAAAGTGAGGTGGAGGGAAATTAAAATGAAAATAGTAAATAAATACATGACTTATATGTATAATGACGGAATAACTTATTATTATGACGATTATGATTATAAATTTACAAAAAAATCTTTAGAAGAACACGAAAAATCATTAGAAAGACTATATAGATATTTAGAAGATAATGATTATGATTTAGCCGAAGATATATACAACTTAGGAGATATTATTAATTTAATTATAGGTTTAAAGGAGGAAATAAAATGAAAAAGAAAAAAATATTAGAAATTAGTTTACAACATAAAAAAGAGGTTGAAAAAGCAAGAGATTTCAACAAAGAAAACAACTATGAATATATCTTAATAGATACAAACAAAATAATAGACTATGAAAATTTAGCATACCTATTAAGAATTGGTTATGAAATGAATATTTATGCTGATTATGTAGAATTAAGACATAAAAATTATGATAGAGAAATAGAAAATGTAAAGGAGAATGATTAAAAATGAAATTAGAATGTAAAGACGCAAAAGGAGTTGTGGTATTAACGTGTGGAGAAACACAAAATACATTTCAATATAAAGATAACAAGGAGTTATTTGAGATATTTAAAAAGATAAATATTGATGCTAGAGGTTGTGTGGATGTATATGATTTTAATGATAAGTTTATATATTATGTATATGATAAAGAAGATATAGAAGATTTAAGAAAAGAGTTAGGAGTGTTAAATAATGAATAATATATATGATAATGGAACACGTATGTTAGGACAAGTAGGTAAAATAAAACAATATAATGACAAATTATATAGGGAAAAAGCAATAGAAGAAGAGCAATGGTTAGAACTGGTAAAAGAATTAGTATGGTATAAAGATACCGATATTGTTTCTATTAATTATGATAATGGTATGGGTATGGTAATAGAAAATTGGGAACAAAAAGATATTATAAAGGAGTGTGAATAAAATGAAAAAAGAAGATTTTGTAAAGTTATATGAGGAATTAGGTTGGAGTAAGGTAAATGATTTATATATGTATAGTTGTTTACTAACAAGCGGTTTTGATAAAGAAAAAGCGTATGATTTAATATCATTACTAGACGATTTATGGTTAAAAGACGAAAATGGAACAAGTATTTCTACAATTAGTGATGCTTTGTATGATAATTATAAAGATTTAGATTTAGATAATATGTCTACAAGAGAGATATTATGTGAGATTTTATAGGAGGAAAAAATAATGATAAGTGAAACAAGGAATGAATTATTATCAATTTTATATATGGTAAAGGGAAATAATAAAGATGCTATAAAACGCAATTTAGATGCACTTTTGGAAAGTTTTGAAAGAAATATGAAAAATAAATTAGAAGATTTAGATAGAGAAAAAATTATAATAAATGACGATTTAGAACTACTGGAGTATGTGAAAGAAAAAATAAAGGAGGAGTTTTAATGAAAAAAATTACAATTATATCAATAATAACTAATGTATTATTAATTATATTATTAGTATCAATGTTTAATACAAAAATAAGTTGGGAACACAATGGTAAAATCTGGAGTTATAAATTAGGAGATTTCTATTTAGATAGATTTAGAGGAGAGTGAATAAAATGAAAGAAAAAATATTAAAAGAAATAGAACATGAATTAATTAAAAATAATGAAATGCTAAAAAGAACTGATAATAATGAAGAAAAAAATGTAAAAGAACTTCATTTAATGGCACTAGGTCAAGTAATGGCTTTGAATAACTTAAAATATAGTGTTTTAAATGATAACTGGTTATATAAGAAAGGAGAAAAATAATATGGAATATGAATTAATGAGACAAAGTATATTGAAAAATATACAAGAATTAAGTGAAGAGTGCGTAGATAACTTTCACGTAACTAATTACTATGAATTAAGTGAATTAGTAACTGATTTATGGAATATTAGAGCAAAATTATACAAGAAAAATAAAAAATTATATGAAGAAATTATGAAAGAATTAAATAAATAAATTGTTGTCTTTAATGTTGACAATTTAAATTGAATATATTATAATAGTTATTGAAAGGAGATTAAAAAATGAATAGATTAAGTGAAGATGCACGTAGATATAAAATAGAATACAATTTAAAAAGAAATAATGAACAAACAAAGCTGTTTTGTGCAAGGTTTTTAAATGAATATTATGAAGAAATTTGTGATTATTTAAAATCTATCAAAATGAATAAAGCTGAATTTATTAGATGGGCGTATGAAGAATTAAAAAAACAAAAAAACATTGACAAAATATCTAAATAATGATACACTTGTTTTAGAGATAGATAAGAGAGGAGAAAATTATGGAAGATAGCATTGTAAATATTCTAGCAAATGATAATTACATAATAGTAAATCGTTCTTTAATCAAAGAATTAGGTTTAAAAGAAACAATTATTCTAGGAGAATTAGCAAGTGAATATAATTACTATAAAAAAACTAATTCTCTTGATGCTGATGGTTACTTTTATTCTACTATTGATAATATCGAAGAAAATACATCATTGAGTTCTTATGAGCAAAAGAAATGTTTAGATAATTTATCTAAAAGAGGTATTATTGATGTGATTTTAAAAGGTATTCCAGCAAAAAGACATATAAAAATTAATATGTTACAAGTTATAAACTTGATTACAAAAGATTTAGAAACAAGTTTCCAAAAAAATAAGAAACTTGATTGCGAAAAAATTGATACAAATAGTAATAATATAAATAATAATAAAAATAGTAATAAAGAAATATATAAAGAAAGATTTAAAAAACCTACATTAGAAGAGGTTAAAGAATATTGTGAAGAACGCAATAATGGAATAGATGCTGAAATGTTTATTAACTTTTATGAAAGTAAAGGTTGGATGGTAGGTAAAAACAAAATGAAAGATTGGAAAGCTTGTGTAAGAACTTGGGAGAAAAGTAGAAACACTAAAGTAGTATATCAAGAAAAACCTTTACCTGATTGGTTTGGTAAAGAAATGCAAACGCAAGGAGTAACAAAATTAGAAGAAGAAGAAATGGAAAGCATATTAGAAAGTTTTGGAGGGCAATAATATGATTAAATTAAAGGAATATGAATACAATTTACTACAAAGAATATCAAAAAAGTTAAGTTTAAAAATAGATATTAAAGAAATAGATGAAGAATACTACATAACAAATGAAGAATATCATTCAGCAATGAGCGAATTATATGATTATGTAGGTCATTTAGAAGAAAAAATAGAAGAATTAGAACAAGATATGCAAGAAAATTATGAACCAAAGCATTATAATCCATATACTTTATACGGAGTAAATAAAAATGACTTCAGTTGAAGAAGAGGTTAAAACTTATAAATTTGATGACGGGTTAAACAAACTAACATTTATTGATTACAATGAATTTAGTAAAAAGATAAGAGCAATTAGAAGATATTCGATGAACGCATATAAATATTGGGTTTTTGATGCTGTTCCTACTCTTAAAAAAGAAAACAAAATAGATGGTTCATACGAATTAGAATTGCCAGTAAATGAAATATTTAAAAAAGTATATGGGGCTGTTAAAGTGCTGTTTTCGGTAAAAAATGACGTGGTTATTATAGAGAATATAGTTCCTGATGATATATTAATGACTATGTTTATGCAAGATTTACCTACTTACAAGGGGGTTCCTTATAGAAATAATAAAGATAAGTTTAAAATTGATTTAGTAAAGGAGATAAAGAATGAAAAATAAATTATATGAACATTTAAAAACAAAAAAGAAATACAATACATTAGAACTTAAATACAATGTAAAATGTGAGGAACTAGAGCATAAGATATTAGAACTTAACAATGAAAAGAAATTAAGAATAAAACAGCAAGAGTTATTTAATGAAAAGTTACAAGAATTAATTGAAAAGAATTTAGAATTAAATGAAAAATTAATAAAAGCGAAGAGAGAATTAAAGAAAAAGGAGCGTGATTTTAAATGAAATTTGAAGAATTAAGCAAGATAAGTGTAAACGGTCATACCGAGAATAAGAACGGACTAACATATCTATCATGGACATGGGCATGGAGTGAAATAAAGAAACATTGTCCCGATGCAACGTATGAAATATTAAGATTTGAGAACAATTTACCTTATGTATATGATGAAAACACAGGTTATATGGTATTTACAAAGGTTACTATTGATAATCAAACTTATGAAATGTGGTTACCAGTTATGGATGGAAACAATAAAGCAATGTTAAATCATCCATATACATACAAAGTAAAAGAGTATAAAGATGGAAAACAAACTGGAAATTACATTGAAAAGCACGTAGAACCAGCAAGTATGTTTGATATTAATAAAACAATAATGCGTTGTCTAGTAAAGAATATAGCAATGTTTGGCCTAGGTATATACATATATGCTGGAGAAGATATGCCTGAGGGTTATGAAATATCTAAAGAAGAGGCTGAAAGAGTAATAGTAAGTTATGGAAAGTATGCTGGAAAAACATTAAAAGATATAGCTAAAGAGGATGAAAAATACTTAATGTGGATGGTTAGTCAAGAGGGAACAAAACAAAGTTTAAAAGAGGCCATTTCAAAAATATTGGAATTACCTACTGAAGAAGAAAGCAAACAAAGAATAGCATTAATGAATGAATTAAATAACTTAGTAGAAGAAACTGAGTGCGATTATGAAGCATTAAAGAAACATTACGGAGTTAAATCAAATAATGAAATGACAATAGCACAATTACAAGAGGCTGTAAATACATTGAAAAAGAGGGTGAAATAATGTTTGAATGTGAAAATTGTGAAAGAGAATTTGAAGAACCTGAAATTATTGATAATGAAAAAAGATGTCCTTATTGTAAATCAAGCGACATTGTAGGAGGAGAAGAAAATGAACAAAACTAAAGCAATTCAATTACATTTAATTGAAAAAGGAAACATAACATCATTAGAAGCTATAGAGAAATATGGAGCAACAAGATTAAGTGCAATAATATATAATCTAAGAAAAAGAGGTATGAATATAATAACTGAAACAATAGAATTTACTGATAGATTTGGAAACGCAGCACATTACGCAAAATATATATTTAAAGGAGAAGAAAATGGAAATAACAAGTAATAGAGAAGAAGTAGTATTTAGAAAAAATTTTGATGGTAGGCCAGTATATTCTATTGGCCTATCTCGAAAAGATAAAAACGGAGAATACATTAATGGTTATATAACAGCAAATTTTAAAGATGGAGTAGATATTCCTGATAAAAGTAAAATCAAAATAAATAACGCATGGTTGAGTTTTTATAAAAAAGAAAATCTAACTATTCCTACAATATTTGTATCTGATTTTGAAATAGTAGGCGAATTAAAACAAAGTAATCCTTATGAAGAATTTGGGGAGACAACTAAAACTGAAAGTAATATAGGGCAACAAATAGAAATACAAGATTCAGATTTACCTTGGTAATGATATGAGAGTATTAAGTGAATATACACAAGGTGATACAAAGATAATGACAGTTCAACTAGAAAAGGATGAAGAACTAACAACAAAGAAAAAGAAAAGAAGTAAGAACGCAAATGCTTACTTCTGGACTTTATTACAAGAATTATGTGAAGAAATGAATTTAGATGTCATTAAAGAGTATCAAAGAAGAGTTAAAGAGCTAGGAATATTTAGACAATGGGAAATTGATACCAAAAACGTACCTACATTCGATAAAATGTGGTGTGGTAATGGGATTGCTTGGTTCACCGAGAAAGTGGACGAGAAGGGCGAAAAAACCACTATAAACGCATATTATGGTTCTAGTTCTTATAACTCTAAACAAATGAGTAGATTAATTGATAATCTAGTTCAAGATTGTAAAGAGATAGGAATAGAAACTTTAGATGAAATAGAAATAAAGAATCTAATAGAGAAAATGTAGGGGAGAATATTATGAGTGCAAATGTAATACTAGATACAAATGATATAAGAGATATATGTAATTATTTAGATTATGTTTTAAAAGTGCAAAAGAAAAGACCTGATGAAGAGTGGGATGATACTTTTTATAATCAATTAAGAATAAGACAACTGCAATATAAGTTAAAGCATAACAAAAGATATATAGAACATGAAAGGAAAGTAAGAATTTTAAGAGCAAATATAGATGCAGGAATTGATTTGGAAAAGGAAACTATATAAAGCTAAAAGAAAACATAATATTCTTCTAATAATATATTATAAATGGAAAATAAGGAGATTAAAATGGTAGAGAAAGCAATGGCAATAGGGTTACTAGGTTGTATATTATGTATGTTTGGGTTTGTAGCATTGTTTACATATCCACCAAAAACTGAAAAGAAACCAATGACAATGGATGAGTGTTTACAAACAATAGGAAATTATGAATTATGTGAAAATAAAATGAGAGGTAACAATGAGTAAAGAATATTTAACTTATGAAAATAAAATATTAGGACAAGAAGTAGAAAGACTGGCTAAAGAAGTAGAGAGACTAGAAAAAGTTAATCAAATGTTGTTGAATAGTATGGTTACTGAAGCACACACAAAAGAAACAAAAGAAATAGAAAGACTAAATAATATTATAAATGAATTAGAGAAGTATTTAATAGAACAAGTAGAAAGAAGTTATAGTAATGACTATGATAATGTTTTAGATAAATTAGATGAACTAAAAGGAAGAGAAAAAGAGTGAATAGAACTGAATATATAGGAAAATTAAATGCTTTATATGTTGGAGAAAAAAATTGTTTAGAAGAATTAATAACTGCATATGATGAAAAAGGCAAAGAAATAGAAAGACTAAATAAAGCATTATTAGATATAAAAGAATTAGTAGTAAATAATGCTTGTTTAGATGAAAGCATTAATAAATGTGTTGATGATTTAATTTATTATAAATGTGATGAATTATTAGATATAGTAAATAAAGCATTAGGAAGTGAAAAAAAGTGAGTGAAGAAAGATTACAAGAAATAAAAGATAGTATAAGTTTACAATATAAAGTTCAAGAAGCAAATGATTTACATAAATTTAATATATTTACTGATGAAGAACAAGAATTAGTAGAAGAAATAGAAAGACTAAATAATATCATAAATGGAATATTTACAAAAGCATTAGATACAAGTATTACTTCAATAGATTTACGTGATTATATTATAAGTAATTTAGGAAGTGGTAAAGAATGAATAAAAAAGAATTGTTTGAGTGTTTAAGTGGTTTATCTAAAACAAATAATTTAAGAGATGGAATTGATATAAGGAAAGAAGAAGCAAACATAATAGTAAATGAAATAGAAAGACTAAAAGAAAGAATAGAAGATTTAAACATAATAAATGAAGAACACCAAATATTAAATGGAATGATAAGAAAAGAATTACAACAAAAAGAAAACATAATAAAAGAAGTAAGAGAAAACATTAATAAAAAATTAAATATAAATAGTGATTATGTAGATTATGATTTTGGAACTGAATTATTAAGACAAGAAATTTTAGAAATATTAGATAAAGGAAAAGAATAATGTATGAATTACTAATAAGATTATATTATGAATTAGACTACAAGAAATATGACATAGAAGATTTAAAAGAAATAAAAGATATACTAAATCAATTTAATGGTAGAACAGAAGAAGTAAGATTAAAAAGGGTAAAGGAGAAAACAAATGATATTAGGAATAATAATTCTAATAATAATAGGGGTAATAGTTGAAACAATATTAATAGGAAGAATATTAACTGATTTAAGAGTAATAGACAATATGCAAGAGTGTGATAAACAATTTTGGGAGGATGAAGAATGTTTGAGTTGTCAGCAAGGAAAAGAGCAATAAATGGGAAAGGATTTCCTTATGAAAAAATATTTACATTTGATGATATAAATTATTGTTATACTGCATTAGATACATTAGACAGGAACATATACCAAGAAGCAATGATAACAAAAGACAATGCTTGTATTATGTTTGTAGAGTTTCAAAAACCAATGCCAAAAAAGATGATAAAGGAGAAATAAATGGATTTAATAACGATAGAAAAAGAACTTTATTCTAAATTGACTAGAGTTAGAATAAAGGGTAAAACAAGTATTTCTTATAATCTATATAATGGAATAACCGAACAATTAAAAAGACTACATAATTACGAAGAAATGAAAAAATCATACGATAGTATGTATAAATCAAATATAGAAATGAGTGATAAATTAACTCAAGTTAGAGAAGAGTTAAGAAAAGCAACAGAAGAAAGAAGTAAAACAAAAGTTGGTCTATTAGAAAAGCAAATAAAAAGTGCATTAAAATATTTAGAAAAAGCAACATGGATGGACGCTAGAGAAAAAAATGATTTAATTAATATTTTAGGAGAAAGATATGATAGACCTGATTAGTTTAATGTTTGTATTCTTAGGAACAATTTTATTAATAATAACTTCAGCTTGTCTTGTAATTCATATTTTTAAGAGAAAATGAGAGTAAGCGATAGATTATATAAAAAGTTTCTAAATAATTCTATAGACCAAAAGAAAAGTAAATATCATAACACCAAAGTAGAATACAATGGAATAAAATTCGATAGTGTAAAAGAAATGAAACATTATCAATTACTTGAATACAAACAAAAGATAGGGGAAATAAAGGAGTTAAAACTCCAAGTCCCCTATGAATTAATACCTAAATATAAAATGAACGATAAAACAATACGAAAAACACAATATATAGCCGATTTTACGTATGTTTCTACCAAAGATAATAAATTGCACGTTGTCGATACAAAAGGCTTTAAAACTGACGTATATCGACTAAAAAAGAAAATGTTTGAATATAAATATGGAATAGAAATAGAGGAGGTATAAAATGAACGACAAATTAACAACAGGGCAAGCAAGGGTATATAATACAATAAAAAAATATATAGAAGAGAATGGATTTAGTCCTACAATTAGGGAAATAGGTGAATTAGATGGGACTACATCTCCTGGAACACCAATGTTTCATGTAAAAGCGTTAAAAGAAAAAGGTTATATTGATTATAAAGATGGAAAAGGAAGAACAATCAGAATATTGAAATAGGAGGGGAAAAATGACTTTAGAAAGTGTATCTAAAGAATTAGAAAGATTAGAAAATGATTTGAATTATTATCAAAATAGATTAGAAGAAATTAAATCATTAGTTAGACCTCAAGCGATTAATCCTGATAAAATAATTGTAGACGGTGGAAAACACGTAGACAACATATTGAAATATGTAGAATTAGAAAACAGAGAACAACTAGAAGTAACAATTTTATATATTAAATCTAAAATAAGAGATTTAAACTACTGGAAAGAACAGGAAATAGACCGATTAGCAAAGTTTGGTGAGACTATTAAAGCAGTAGTTTTCTTAAAAGAAAAAGAGTTTATAACAGATTATAAAGGTAGAAAAAGGCATCTTTACTGGCAAGAAATTGCCGATAAAGTCTATTGTAGTGAAAAATCAGCACGTAATTGGTATAAATTAGCTACAGAGGAGAGAAAAAAGAACCTATGAAAGAGAAATGGAAAGATATACCTGATTATGAAGGATTATATCAAATTAGTAATTTAGGTAGAATCAAAAATTATAAAAATCAAATATTAAAAAACAATAAAAGATATGATGGCTATGTAAAATTCAATTTGTCTAAAAACGGAAAGAAAAAAACTTATTACTTGCATAGATTGGTAGTAAGTGCTTTTTGGGGTGAATCATCCCATACCTTGCACATAAACCATAAAGATGAAAACAAATCCAACAATTCTCTTGATAACTTGGAATTATGTAGCCAAAAATATAACAATAATTATGGAACTCGAGGAATAAGAATATCTAAATCTCTAGTAAAAAAAGTTGACCAATATGATTTAAATGGAAATTTCATTAAAACTTGGAATAGCCATAAAGAAGCAGAAAAAGTTTTACATATTTTCAATATTTCTTCTGCTATTAGTAATAGAAGAAAAAGTGCAGGAGGTTATATTTGGAGGGAAAGTATATGAGAGAAGAAGTAAAATCAATTATGCCACCTAACAAGTGGTATTCAACTGAAAGAATTCCGGGATTAGAAAGAAATGAGGTATTCCCTGGTGTTAGAAACCGAAAGAAATGTATAGAAGATGGACTTGTTATATTCTTAACTCCTGAGATGCACCGAACAGGTAAAATATCATTTCACAAAAATCCTAAGTTTTGGAAGGAGATTGTAGAAATACAAAAGATAGCTCAACAGGCTTGGATGGACTACTATGATAAATCTATTGTCGACTTCATTGAACGTTATGGTAGAAATTATCTTGATTAAAGCAAAAAAAAAGAGCTAGGTTATTCTAGTTCTTTTTTATATAACTTTATTTATTTTGTTTTTTATCTTCTTTATTTCCCTATTAATTGTGCTTTCACTACAATTTTCTAACATTGCCATCTTAATTATTGAATATTCTTCTTGTCTATACTCTATTATTCTATTTTGTAATTCAGTAAAATGAATCTTTGATTTTATATTTTCTAATTCTTCATTTGTGAATTCTATTTTTAGCATTATCTTACTCTCATTTGATTACTTGTAGAAATTTCACGATTATCATTTAATTCTTTTAATTTATCTACAGTAGTTCCAAATTTTTCTGCAACCTTTTCTAGTGTATCAGTAGTTCTAAATATGTAAAATTCAGGTTCTTCTACTCTTTCTTCTTTAACTTCTTCCATTACTGGTTCTTCCATTACTGGTTCTTCTACTTTTTTCTTAATCTTCATATTTTCCTCCTTATTTAACTCTTAATTTTTGTCCTGGGTATATTAAGTTTACATTCTTAATATTATTCCATTTTGCTATTTGATTTACTGTTGTTCCGTATTGTTTTGCTATTTTAGTAAGATTATCTCCACTTCTTACTGTGTAATATGTTGCTGTAGGTTTCTTAACTCCTACTTTTTGATTTACTATGTTTTGAATTGCTTGATAATCATAACCTGCTTGTGTTAGACGATTCTTTCTATCTTCTCCGTTGCCCCATTTTCCTTGTAATACTTCATTAGCAATTTCTTCATTTGATTTTTTACTAGGTTGAGATGGTTTAACTACTGGTGCTCCACTAGGATTAGCATATTTTCTCCAAGTATCAGCTTCACCATAGAAGTAATTTAGGTCTACATTGCCTCCATAAGTAGATATTCTACCACGTGAAGTATATTGCCATAAGATATAAAAAGGCCACCATTTTACTACTGGTTTATTTCCAGGATTTCCTGTATTTGCTCCGTAATCTGCTACCCATAATCCATAGTCAGCATTTGCTACTGAACTCCAGTTATAACTATTTATTGGTGAACGTGAAGCATATAATATTGCTCTTACTCCTGTTTTCTCATAGACTCTATCTAAAAATGCTTTTGCCCATGCTACGTTGCTTAAATCTCCACTTTCCCAATCTAATACAAGTATAGCTTCTTTTATATAACCTTGTATATTCTTTAGAAACCAATCTGCTTCTCCTATTGCTGAGTTGCCTAAATCAGGTCTAGCAAAGTGATAGACTCCTAAAAGTTTTCCTGCCTGTTTTGCTCTTTGATATGCTTTATCACATTCTTCATCTACATAGCCAATACCTTCTGTTGCTTTGCATATAACAAAGTCAATATCGTTTCCAAAGGTGATTCCTCTTTGATGGTGTGAAATATCAATTCCTTTTAACACTTATTATTCTCCTTTCTTATAGTTATAATTTGAAATTCCAGTAATAACTCCTAAAAAAGTAGATATTGCTGAAATAGTCAAAACAATCTTTTCAGTATCAAAGTTGTATATTTGTCCTAATGTTCCTATTAATGATATTAAAGCAGGGATGAATATAATCAACCCCCACTTAAATACATTGTATACTTTATTATTTAATTTCCTTTATATACCTCCTTTTATGCTGTTCTTTTCCACATATATACTGCGAAAAATGGTTGTATATTATTATGTGCTTGTCCACCACCTGCATTAAGAACTACATCTCCTGCTGTTCCTGTTACATTGTTTGAAGTAGAATTTGCAACTGCTGTTCTATTTGAACCAATAGTAAATGGGAATATAGTGTTTACATTATGATTATGACTTGGCATTTCATCTATTGTTAATGTGTGTAAGTATTCTCCACCAGTTGCTTCAGCAGCCCATGTCATTGAATCTCCATTTATATCAGTACCTGTTCCTACACCAACTAAAGTTCTACCTTGTGATATTGCTTCCCATCTTCCACCAAATAATGTCGCTGGGCTTGTAGAATTTATACTCATATATATAGAACCTACTGGGTAAACAGCATTTAATATCATATTGTTTATATAATTTGCACTATAAGCATCTGTTGTGCTTGTAGAATAACCATCTACTACTTCTGCTTCATCTGGTAGTTGAGATACATTTGCTGCTTTTATTATGAAATTAGATACTACTGTAGGTTGGATGTTGTTATGTGCATATCCTCCACCTGTGTTTGAAACACTATTACCATAAGAACTTTTATTTAGTGCGACTTCATTATAACCATATCCAGTTCTTGAATTTGCAACACCTTCTGGAAATGAACACATATATACTGTGCTATGATTATGACTTGGCATTTCATTTATTGTTAATTTGTGTTCTTTTTCTCCAAATGTATCTCCGATAGTATTGAATTCTTCATCATCGCTACTTACTCCTACAGTTACTAATCCTGCTTTTGATGGTAGGTTAAATGTTGTAGAACCATCTCCTGAACCCCATGTTGTTCCTATTACTCCAAATAAGTCTGCATATTGTGTTCTACTTACTGCTGAACCATCACAGAATAAATAACCTGTTGGCAATTTTGTAGCATCATCTGTTGGGAACTCGAATATTGTTCCTATAGGTATTTTTTCTCCACCTGCATTATTATCTACATATTGTTTTGTTGCTACATCCATATTTGCTGTAGGATTTGCCCCGACAGTTAGTTTTCCAGCAAGAACTTCGTTTCCATTCCAATCAAGTGTTCTTGCGTTTGCTCTTGCCTCTGTTTGTGTTCCTTCGTTGTAATTTCCATTACCAACTATCTCTACATAAGTAGAATTGTTATCTATTACATTGTATTTTCCAAATACGTGTTGATAATCACCACCTGCTGTTGTATAACTCCCCTCTACATGAGACCCGTAACCAGATGCTGTTGTATAAGTACCTTCTGCATGAGATTCGTAACCAGATGCTGTTGTATATTCTCCTTCTGCATGAGAGTAGTAACCAGATGCTGTTGTATGGTTTCCCTCTGAGTGAGAACAAGGGCCAGACGCTGTTGTATTAGTACCTTCTGCATGGGACTCCTCGCCGATTGCTTTTGTATATTCTCCCTCTGCATGAGAGTTTGCACCACTTGCAGTTGTTTGGAATCCTTCTGTATGAGAAATTTCTCCACTTGCAGTTGTTTGGAATCCTTCTGCGAAAGAATAACCACCAGATGCTGTTGAGCCTGTTTGTTGTAAATCACCTTCTTCTGTTCCGTTTTCTATATTACTTGCTCCACCTGTTATAGAAATGTCTCCACTTCCTAATAGTGATTGGTTATTTACTGTCTTTATATTTGTTCCACTTACTAAAGCTGCTTGTTTACTGTTCCAATTTGTTATATCGCTAGAAGCAATTCCACTTGCAGCACTTGCACTAAACACAGGGTCTGTCTCTGTATATGAAGTTATGAACCCTGAGTCATTAGTCAAATCGCTCGTCTTTGTTGGTATATCACTTGTAGTTGCTACGCTTATATTTCCCCTTCCAAGTAAAGAAGTGTTGTTTATTGTTTTGATAGTCGAACCACTTACAAGTTTTCTCTGAATATCGTATGATGTTTTTGTTACTATGTTAGAACGATTTATATAAAATCTATACCATTTCTCTCCATTGTAAATAAAATCCATTGTTGTGTAATTATCTCCTGTGTCTTGATACCTTCCTGTCGAATAATAATAATCACGGTCATAACCATCTACTACTTTTATATAAAATATATATTTATTTGTTGTATCAATAAGTGTTCTTTGCTCTGCTGTTATTGCTGTGCCGTTTGCTGCTGCTGTCCATAAAAAAGATACATCAACATATTCAGTTTCAGCATCTAACAAATTATCTGTCTCTGCTTTTGTATAATAATTGGTTAAGTTATTTACAGAATTTGTTATGAAACCACTATCGTTTGTTAAATCAGAAGTTGAATCAGGGACATCACTCATTGTTGCTATTTTATTTGTTGTTGCATTATATGTTCCTTCTGTTGCTATATTACCTACATTATTTGAATCTACTATTGAACTACCATTGACTCTCATATCAACCATAGTTCCACCACCGCTTGTGATATTTATGTTTCCACTTCCTAGTAGTGATTCATTATTGATTGTTTTGATATTAGTTCCACTTACTAATGAGTTTTGTTTTGTGCTATCGTGATATGTATTATCTACAAAGCCTGAGTCATTTGTTAGGTCTGATGTTTTGGTAGGAATTGTAGGCTTATTTGTTAAGTCATTATAACTTCCTGTAGTTGCTACTGTAGATAATGAACTTACATCAGCTTTATCATCTAGTAAATTATCAGTTTGTGTCTTTGTAT